TTTGTAGGTGTAAAATCTGAACTCATTGGTGTAGGCAAAGACTCTTGATTGCCATCATAAATAAACGTTTGAGCAAATTCATATTTAACAGCAGGAATTGTTCCTTCTTGATCATTTTCAGACGTAATATGCATATTAAATCCACCACCAGCACTAACAGAAATTGTTGGCAATGATCCAGTAGCATTGTCACTTACAGGTGTTACTGTAACGGTTGATGGAGCAGCAAGCGTATTATCTTTAGCATAATAACCTAAAAAACTATTGGTAGCCGTATCATAGCCACCGCCTTTAAAATGGCGTCTTTCTATCCAGCCATACCATTGAATTTTACAGTCACTTGATTCAGCCGTATCACAACATCGAATTTGATCACCAACTTTATAAAAGTTTATTTTAGAAGGTGTACCAGAATAAGATGAACGTAAGGTAATTGCATCTCTTGTCCATCTGCTTTTTGATTCAGTAAATGTATCTAATGAATGATTTTCAGTACGAGCTAATAAATATACTGTATCTCCTAATCCATAACGAGTTACCGTAGCTGTTGCCCAAGGATTTCCACCGCCAGCTGGAATATCTTGAACTGTTAAAATATTTGGATCAACTACTGCATTGTTACCATTAAAAGCTGTTATAGTATAAATACCATTATGAGAAACGGTTAAACGATTTGATCCAGCTTCTGCTACATCAATCATTAATTTATCGCCAATAGAAAAATAAAATGCTAAAGCAATTGCAGAACTACTATTTTGAGCTGACAGCTCTCCACCAGCTCCTTTCCATCCACCTGTAGCAACACAAGATCCTCCACCATGATTACAACTACTATGATCTGCTGTGTACGTTAAGCTTAAAGGTTCAGCTTGAAAATCAGTTTCAAAATAACCTAAACCATAATTATGCTCTAAGGTAGATGCACGTGTTGATAATGATAATGATTGTCCTGTCTTTGGGCCACCTGTTGTACTTGCAGATAATTCAAATTCTGTTGCACTTGTTACACTTGATACGGTTGCTCCACTTGGAATTCCAGTTCCTGAAACATTCATTCCAACAGCAACTAATGTATTTGAAGAATGTGTAATTGTAGGGTCATTATTATAAGAACAACCAGTAAGTGTTATTACAGTTGCCATATTAGATATAACACTATTAACAGCATTAACAGGTTGAAGTGAACCTTGATTAGCTACACTTAAATTTTGAATATCCTGCAGTTCATTATCAGCAATATCAGCAGGGTCTTTTAAGTCGTTTAACCCACCACTAAAATCTTTAATTTGAAATAAAGCTTTAGGCATTAAATTGTTTTCCCCATATTGTACATTGTCCGTTTACAATTTCAATTTGCTCTACTTGAAAGTTTCCTTTCGGTTTATCAAAATAGGTTACAATACCAAAACAATGATTCCAATTATGTAAACGTCCTTTTAACCATTTGTTTTTACGAGGAGACATATCTTTTAAACATCCCATTGCCCATGCTCCAATTGTACCAGAATCAAGTTTAGTTAAACTGTGTCGTTGTATATCATGTGTATGTCCATAAACAATATTTGAACCATACGCTTCTAAATGTTTTTTAGCATGATAAGTTGTAGCATATGCTCCATGAATAAAATTTAATTTACCCAGTTTAAGCGGTTTATTATATGGAAGGTACTTATACCCTCGCTCTATCCATTTACATGCTTTTTTGAAGGTATATTCCCTTAAATAAGGGTGTTTATCAACAAAATGGTCTAACCATTCATCGTGATTACCAGCAAGAATATATCTTTCATTGCATTTAACTTTATCAAGCACTTTATCAAAGAGATCAATGCCTTCATTCACTTCAGCAATTTCTTTATCTACTTTAACTAATTGATCTTCTAAGTTTGGTAATCGTTTACCTTTATAGCACCATGCTGATACAGATTCCCATTCACCTACATCACCTAAGTTTATAAAGATTTCAGGCTTAATATATTCAATTGCCTGAAGAGTAATATCAACAGCACGTTCATCGTGTATTGGAAAATGCTGATCAGGTATAACAATAGCTCGTTTCATTCTTTAATCTCAAAATGAACTAAGTCGTCAAAATTATTATCCTTGGTTGTGCGAACCTCTTTTGCTAAAGATGAAGACGACCAGTCGCCACCCCAACGAACATTAATTCCCATCTTACACGCAATGCCTAATACAAAACCACCCATGTAATGAAAATCATCTCTTGCATTCCAATCGATCTTACCTTTTACCGTAGGATCGTAAGGAGCAATATCAACAGCCATTCCCAATACATGTTTACCAAATTTAGTTTTAGACTTACCTTGCTTAACCAATTCATTTTGTCTTTCCTGACTTCGTTTACCTTCAATAACAACAATGTCAAAATACTTAACAACTTCTTCTAAAAGTAATACTAGGCGAGGGTCTACACCTTTTAATCTTTCCCTGGATTTTCTACTAAACCTTGGCATTATTTTTTCTTCTTTGATTTGACCATTTTTTTCTTCTTAGGTGGTCTACCTCTTTTTGATCCGTATGTTCCTTTTCCGTAAGGCATTTTACTTTCCTTTCTTTTTAACTATCTTTTTAATTTTACCATTATGGGTTCTGGCAAACTTATGTGTTTTTGTTTCTCGAATAAGCGTTCCACTATATGTTTTACCACCCCATTTCCAACTTACTTTTTTAGCCATAATTAATCCTATTTTTTCTTTTTATGTCTACTTGCAAAAGCTCTTGCTTGTGCTACTGAACTAAACCCCCAACGTTTTAAAGCCAATGCTTTACGTGTTGGTTTACCTTTAGCATCTTTCATCGGCCCTTTCATACCTGCAAATCTTGCAGCAAAACTGACTCTTCTGGGGTTCGTTCCTTTACTAACAGGTGGCTTTAAATTGCTACCTTGTGCTTTAGCAGATGCTCTACCTTTAGCATTTAACCCACCTTTAGGATTCTTACCTTCCTTGCGTGTCCATGCTGGAGTTTTATACTTTTTTTTCGACATTACTTGCTCCCAAAGATTTTAGAGAAGAATCCTTTCTTAGATTTTTTACCTTTAGATCCACCAATCTTTTTACCTTTCTTCTTTTTCTTTTTAACATCTCCATATAAAGCATAAGAAACGTCAGAATATCTTTCAGGGTGTTTAATCATGTCTGGGATTGACCCATGCAAACATGAGGTTGTGAGTAAGGTGATTATTACATTCATCATTTACAACCCCAACTTTTTTTTAATTGCCATTTCAAATAATTCCCAAATAGCTTCTAATATCTTAGCTTCTGTTTTTTCATTAATTATTGGCACATTAACAGACTTATTAACAGATGCAATTAAATCAGATTTAACTTCATCGTCTAGTATGTATTCTGCTATTATTTTTCCAACCATTTACTGCTCCTTTATCTTTTTGATTTTGTAGTACAAATACACAATGTTCATTACAGCAATTGTTATCCCTAATGCATATGGTAATAAATCCATAAACACAATAGCCATACTTCCAAAACTTCCTGTTGATACTTTTAAACTATCCATTAATGTTTCCCATTAATTCTTGAGAGATTGCCTTTAATTTCTGAAGCTTGCGAATCTAAATCTCTAACGTGTCTATTTAGATCGTCAAACTTTCTATCCATTCTTTCATCTGATTTGTTCCAACGTTCTATTAGTTTGATAATCATTCCTTCCATGTTTTCTAACGTTTCACTTTGTCCTTTATTTTCAACTTCTAATTCTTTTAAAACCTCTTGTTGTTTTGCAGATTTATTTGATAAAGAAATCACTAAATAGACAAACATTGCCCCTACTACGCCAATCATTCCTGCTTCTCCGTAAACAGCCATAAAGTCCATTAGTTTTTATCCTTTTTATTTGTGTAGATTTTTCCAACTTATATTTACTATGGAACACCCACAGGTCATTAATAATCTCCATAGTCTTTTTTTTAGATATTTTATCTTACTTTTCACTTCACTTCCCAGCCTGCAATTGACCAGCCACCATCACATCCAATACATGATATAAGTAATATCCCTACAAAGATAAACTTTATAGGGATATACCAATGATGTTTATAAGTCTTCGTCTTTTTCTTCAATTAAACTCTCTCTAAACATTTGTATTAATGCACCTTTTGTAACTTCTAATTGCTCACCAAGAAAACCATTTGACTGGATCTTATCATTTACATTTTTAAGATGTAAATAAATACCTTTTTGTTTTTCACTCATGTTATCAAAAAAG